TCAACGCGGCGTTGTTGGTAGTGATCTGCCCTGCGGATGTGTTCAGCGTGACTGCCGTACTCTTGCTGGACGCCTGCGTCACGGTGCCTTGCGCCGCAACGGTGTAGCCCAACTCGCTGGACGCATAGACGGTACCCCCACTAACCGAAGCGCCGGTAACAGCGCCCGTAACAGCAACCGCACCCGTAACGGTAACGCTTTCGAACTCGGGGTCGCTGTACGCGACGCCGACAGCCTTGGTATTTGCCATGATCGTTCCTTTCAAAAACGGGGGCCGAAGCCCCCTGATTGATCACGCAGCCTTGTAGACCGTGTACGCGTTTTCCGCGGTCTTCCGGAAGCGGAAAATCGCGCTGGTCGTGACGGCCACAACCGCGACGGCGTTGCCGCCGTCAGTGAAGCCGGTGCCAGAACCCATAGAGAACGTCACAGTGCCGGACGACGTGCCGATGTTGACAACGGACAGGTCGAACGTGCTGCCAACGGTAGCGTTGGGCAGCGCGGCTTCCAGCGTCGATGCAGCAGGCAGCGTGTAGGTCGCCGCGCTCGTGGATGGGTTGGCCACCAACATGCCGCCGACCAGTTGCGCAGCCGTCAGGGTTGCGGTTGCGGTTGCGGTCTGCGGAGTAGCCGCGTACCCCATCGTAGTTTCGTTGCGGTTGCCTGGACCAACTTGGTAGCCGCCAGCGCCATTAGGGAGAGCCATGATTGATTCCTTTCAGATGAAGTTCAAAAGGGGGCCGCTATACGCTTAGCAGCCCCCGTTTCGGTTTAGCCCCAGAGACGGCAAGCCATCTGCGGACGGATGGTGCTGTAACCGTACAGCACGTCAATCCGGCAGGGCATCCGGTCGTTGTTGATGTCGTACTGACGCACGATACGCAGGCTGATGCCGTTGTGGTTGGCGCGCGCAGCCATGTCAACACCTTGCGGCAGCAAGAGGTCAGCAGTGGCAAACGTGATCGCGTCCTTGTGGTACACCAGGTTCTGCGGGTACTGCGTGGACGCGGAACCGATGAACGTCGCTGCCTTGCTGGTAGCAGGCAGAGTGTTCACGGTAGCCAGCGCGTGGTTGGCCGAGTAGATCGGAGCAACCGTAACAGTCGCCGCGCCGCCCGATGCAGTCACGTCGGCAAGCGCCACAAACTGGAACAGCGAGCCAGTGGACTCACGGGTCTGCGGGTTCACCGCAAAGCAGTCAGCCACGGTGAACACGTCGCCAGCAAGAACGGTGTTGGTGCTGCCCAAGCCGGTAAGCGCGATTGAAGTCGCGCCTTCGGCCGTCACCGCCGCAGAGGTCGTGCCGTTGGTGCGCGAACCAGTCGTGAACTGCTTGATGGACTGAGACATGTTGATCTCGTCGAAGCCCAGCACGCCCGTGCCCATCATGCCGTTCTTGAACTGCTTGCTGATGGTGTCGGTCGGGTTGAACAAGCCCTTCATGCCTTCCACCAGCCCGGCGTTGGCCGCAGGGTTGACGGTGGCGTAGCGAGGCGACATCACCGCAGCGTTCTCGTTGAGCTTCTGCTGGGCTTGCAGCAGAACCAGCGAGGTGGCCGGTGTGGTGCCAGGCGTACCAACGGAGTTGCCGATGGTCTTGAAGGCGTTGGCCACGTCAGCGTCGATGCTGGAGGCCAACTGGCTGATACGAGGCTTCAGCACACGATCCGCGAAGTCGTCCAACTGCATCGTCAGTTCAGCGGACGTGAAGTTCACGCCGATGTGCTTCTGCGAGGAGACGGTCAGGGTCGTGAACTGCTCGTTGTCGTCCTGCACTTGCAGAGCGGCGCCGTCAGTCACCAGAGCGCGGTCCGGCAGGCGGATGCGCAGCGTGGAGCCGATCTTGGCCCCTTCGACAGCAAAGCTGTCGTCGTACTGGCGGTTCACATTGCGCGTGAGCACCAGGTTGTTTTCCAAGATCTCCAGGGCCTTCCTGGTGATCATGTCAATGGTCAGAATACTATTGGCCACGGTGAATTCCTTTCAAGTCTTAGCGGGATGCCTGCGCTTGCATCTTTCGCATCTGCCGGGCGCGTTCAGCTTCAATCCACTCCGACGTGCTCATGCTCTTGATGGAGCGCGGGTCAGTCGTGTCGTAAGACGGGTTGTTGCTGCTTCGGGCTGTGACAGGTGTGATCGGTGCTGGCGCTGACGTAGTTCGTTTGACGGGCGGATTGTCGGTCAGTCTGCCTTCAATCTTCCCAATTTCTTTTGCCTGCAAAAACGGCGACAAGCGCGAGATACGGTCCGCTTCTTTGGGGTTGGCTCCGAGGTAGTAGGCTACATCAGGGCCAACATCAGAAGCGCGGATCGTTTCAGCCATCACGTCAGTGATTCGGACGCTCGGGTTGTAGGCGACTTGTTCAAAGTCGTCGTACTTGTTCCGAGCCTCTTCTTCCCTGTCGTGGTAGGCGTCAGCAATCGCTGCCTGTGCCTTCTGCTGCTCTCGCAAGGCAATCAGTTCTTCGGCCTTCTTGACAGCCAGCGCTTCCGCGTAGGCTTCCGGAGACTCAAACTGATCAACTGGCGGAACATCTTTCGGCGCAGACTGCCGGGTTTGCATTTCTGCCGACCTAGCCGCTTGCTCTCGTTCCCACTTGCGCTGCTCTTTTGCAAGGCGCTTAACGATCATCGCGTCGAGTTCGGCCTGAGAGAATTTCTTCTCCTCTGGCTGCTGCTCGGGCGTATCGGTTTCCAGCGGTTGAACTTCAGTTTCAGGCGCGGCTGTCGCTGCCTGTACCGGCACGGAGTCTGCTTCCGCTAGGACTTGAACTTCTTCAGTCATACATGCTCATTTCGAGCCCCGGTGCGCTGCGCCGGTACAGTTGGTAAAACTATAGCACTTCTGCGTGCCGGGTTAAGCCAGCACTTTGGTTTTGGTTGTCGCTGAAATCAGCGCCGCGTCAAGAAGCATGTCCAACACCTCGGTGACGTCATCAAGTTCCAACGGGCGCTGAAGTTCTGTTTTGGCCGTGACGATCTCGGGCGCGCTGTCGTTGTCCCACTTCACGCGTTCGGACAGCTTCATGCCCGTGCGGATGTCGTTGACCGACCAGGTGCGAGGAGGCGGCGGCGCAGGAGGCGGGGGTTCGGGCTTGACCAATTGGCCATCCACCCAGCCGTCTCCGTTGACCGCACCGTCAGGCACCTCGGTGTTGTAGAACTTGGCAACGTCGGGGTGGTAGCACTCGGTCGGGTCACCGTGGCAGACATCGCGCACCTTGTCGTTTTCAATCCACGCGTATTTCATGTTCAGTACCCCTCAGTCCAGTAAAGGATTACAGCACCAGCGCCACCTGTTCCGGCAGTGCCACCACTGCCTGTGCCGCCTCCACCCCCACCTCGACCACCAGCCCCGCCAAACTGTCCAGCCTGCCCGCCTCCCCCTCCGCCCCCAAAACCGCCGTTCCCACCCGTACTACCGCCACCACCGCCGCCGCCAAAACCGCCGGCGCCAGCGCCGGAAGTGCTTGATCCTCCACCGCCGCCTCCACCGGGGCCACCAGAACCCGCCGTCGGCCCGCCGCCGCCCCCTCCGCCGTCTAAAGTTTGAGTAGCAAGTTTGATAAGCAAAGACGGAAAGCCAGAACCGCCTGACCCAGAGCCCGCTGCTCCAGACGATACCCCTACACCACCCACACCAAATAACCCGCCGCCGCCAGAACCACCAGCGTTTGCGATTGAGGGAGATGGCCCCCCGGACCCTCCACCGCCAGAGTTTGCAGACGCAGATGTAAAGTTTGCCGTTCCCGCGTTGTTGCCTATTCCGGCACCACCGCCACCGCCAAACCCAGCGCCTGTTCCAATTACGGCAGCGCCATTCCCACCCAATCCCCCACCACCGCCGCCCGTGCTACCGGACGATGATGTTGAAGTACCGCCAACACCACCTACCCCATAAAAAGACCCGGCACCACCCCCGCCACCACCACCGTTATTTGTACCGCCAGAGCCTCCAGCACCCCCGGAGGCCGTAAGCCTAGCGCGTAGAGTAGCCGACGCAGTTCCAGCGCCGCCTACACCAGCGGTACTTCCTGACCCGGCTGTGCCGCCTGTGGCGCTTAGTAGCGTGCCGAGTGAAGAAGTTCCGCCCGTAGCGGCAATGGTGATAGTTGGAAGAATTTGGCCTGGAATTACATCAACAATACCGTAGGCAAAACCGCCCCCACCACCACCAGCGCCGCCGCTTGTGCCGCTACCGTCCCCACCGCCACCAAAAACCGCCACTCCAATCTGAAAGACGTTTTGCGGCACCGTTTCGGTTGATGTGGTTGTCGTTATCAGTTTTGCATTGACCCATTGCGACGGTGCAACCCGAGTTGCTTGATTGGGCGGCAACCCAAACCCATACAGACCCTTGTTCATTAGAAGTCACCTCCGTAAGCAATTACGCGGATGCCGGTCTGTGCCACGCTGGTTGTTGCGCGAAGCGAATATCCTGTTGGCAAACACAATGGCATGACGTTGGCGTTACCGTTGCTGGACAGATTCGCAACAAACGCAGGCGCTGTAGTGCTTGACGTAATCGCAATAATCGGCGCTTGCTGCCAAAGAAAATAGGTTGTGCCATCAAAGATGAACAGGTTGACCAAACCCGCAACCGTAGTAGCCACGCCTTGGATTTCGATGTAGTCGATCCGCGAGCCAGATGCCGCAGCGGTGAACACCGTGCCCACGGTCGTTGGTGCGGTCAAAGACGTATCGGCTGACGTGAGTAGCGCAGAACCTACTTTTGGGGTTGCTGCGTATTGCGCAGTTGATGCCATGATGAGCCTTTCAGATCAAAGTAAATGAATCCGATGGGGAAAACGAGCCTGGAGGTTGATTGGCCCCCGTGGCTTGCGTTACAAAACCTTGAGCGGCTGCCGCGGGTGTTGCGGGGGCACCAGAAACCCAAGCCGTACCGTTACTGGTCAGCACGTTGCCGTTTGCACCAGGCGTTGTAAGCCCCGTACCGCCGTTGACCGCAGCCAGTGTGCCCGCGACAGTCACAGCGCCGTTTGTCGCGGTGCTGGGAGTCAGTCCGGTAGTGCCAAAACTGATCGTGGACACCCCGACGCTTGGCGTTGAACTTGCCCAAGTCGTGCCGTTGCTGGTCAGCACGTTGCCGTTTGCGCCTGGCGCCACCACTTGGAACGCCGAGGTGCCGTTGCCGAGCAGGACGTTGTTGGCCGTGAACGTAGCGGCTCCGGTGCCGCCGTTGCCAACAGGCAGCGTGCCCGTGACGTTGGAAGCCAGATTGGCAAACTGAGTTGAGGTAGTGCCCGTCCCGCCATTGGCAATTGCCAGCGTGCCAGCCACGGTCACCGCGCCGGTGGTGGCTGTTGCAGGCGTCAGCCCGGTGCTGCCGAAGCTGACGGATGAGACTGCGCCGGCCCAGACGCTGGACACCGCGGCGTTCTTGGTGACGCCGCTCTGCACCACAGGCACCAACTCTGTGCCCGTGAGCGGGAGAGTTGACGCTGGAAGATCCGCAATCTTGACGCCGGCCATATCACACCTCAGGCACTGAGTGCCGCAACCTTGTCTTGGAACGCCTTCACCCGAGCATTCAGCGCCGCCCGGTCTGCATCAAGGGCTTGCAGTTTGCTCGCGTATTCGGCCTGCAGCGCGGCCACCGCAGCCTCGCGGCTGGCGACTTGCTGCTCACGGGTCATCAGATCCGCAGTCTTGGCTACGGTCTCAGCAGCAAACGCTTTTCGATCTGCAACCAACTCCGTTTCGAGAACGTACAACTCGGCCTTCTTGGCGGCGTTGGCGTCAGCAACCTTCTGCGCGTCGGCCACGATGGTCGCCGCTTCAGCCGTTGCCGCCTCCAACACCTTGGCCGCTTTCTCGCGGTCCTTGTTGGCCTTCTCCACCGCGCTCATGGCGCCCTGGCGCTTGGCCAACTCGTCGCGGGCGTTCACCAGGTTGGCCAGATCAGTAGGGAACTGCTTGGCAATGTAGTCAAGAAATTTGGCTGGGTCAATAACCCCGCCGTCGCCGTAAGTGACCATGACTGCTCCTTCAGGCGTAGTAAGAGATGTTCAGCTTGGCGCTGGCCGACTGCTCAATGAACTTGATTTTGGTGAGATCGCCGTCGTATTGCAGCGTCACGCCCGCAGCCAACGGCATCCCGACTGACGCGGTGGGGTTGACGTCATCGTCGCGCCAGCGCACGGCCTGAGTCTCAGACACGATGATGGCAATGCTTGGCCGGCAGGACAGACCGTTCAAGTCCACTGACGGCACAGTCAGGCCAGTGGCCGAAGACAGCGAGGTGATCTGCTGATACCCCAACCGAGTGGTGATTGCTTTGAGGTTGATAGCCATTCAAAATCTCCCGCGCTCGGTGAAAGAACGCAATTTTACATAGGGTTGAGAAGAAGAGAACGGGGGCGTGGGCCCGCCCTCCACCGGAGGGAAGAAGTACCCCGAGAAGAACGCTGCAGCGAAGTACGTCTTAGGAAACATCGTAAGTCACGCCTGTGCGGTTGCCGTTAGCGTCTACTGTGGCCGTGATCCGTACTGTAGTGCCATTCACGCTCTTGATCAAAATCGGCCCGCCAGGCGAGCCTGCCAGTTCGCCCGCGGCAGAGGCAGAAATCAGCTTCAGCAAGTCGCTGGCAGTGTACGTCCCGTCGATGACTTCCGTCCACGGGTTGGCCGCGCTGCCGGCGTCGTTGAGCTTCTCGCCCATCGTGCCCGGCGCGTTGTACGCATTGGCTAAAGCGCTCCAGACTGCTGCGGACAGGCTCTGCGGGCTCAGCTCGGTGAAGGGCGTGATGTCGCCAGACAGGTTGCCCGTGGCGCGGATGTTGGCGCTGGCCGACACCTGCACCAGCGCGGCGCCCACGGCGTCGACGATGGCGCCGAGCGTGGCGTTGTTCACCGTAAACGAGAAGGACGTGCTGCCCGCGG